TTCTATCGTCAGTACCCACGCACAGAGTCGCATGCGTTTAGGGATGAGTCTAAGCAGTCGCTGTATAATCTTACAAAGATATACCAACAGATAGACTACAACGACAACCTTATACGCGATAGGGTGATTACTCGTGGTGGATTCCATTGGAAGGGTGGGGAGTTAGACAGTGAGGTAGTTTGGACTCCAGATACTCGAGGAAGATTCTTAGTTACTTGGATACCGCCAAAAGAGCTGCAGAATAAAGTGATTGTGAAAAATGGCAAGCGATATCCAGGCAATGAAGATATAGGCGCATTTGGATGTGACCCTTATGACATCTCTGGTGTAGTTGGTGGTGGAGGCTCTAATGGAGCATTGCATGGACTTACAGGGTCAGTCATGAGCTCCGACATACCATCTAATATGTTTTTCTTGGAGTATATAGCTCGCCCTGCAACTGCTGAGATATTCTTCGAGGACGTTTTGATGGCTTGTGTGTTTTATGGGATGCCTGTACTTGCGGAGAACAACAAGGCTCGGCTGCTGTATCACTTTAAGAACAGAGGGTATAGAGGGTTTGCTATGAACCGTCCGGACAAGCATATAACACAGCTGTCAAAGACGGAGCAGGAGATTGGCGGAATACCTAACACTAGCGAGGATATCAAGCAGACGCACGCTGCTGGCATAGGTTCTTACATAGAGCAATATGTTGGTTATGATGTTGAGGGTGAGTATAGAGACCCTGACAATCCAGGCACAATGTATTTCAACAGAACGCTTGAGGACTGGGCTAGATTTGATCCATCAAACCGAACAAAGCACGATGCCTCCATATCTTCAGGTCTTGCTATTATGGCAATAAGAAGACATACATTTAGAACAGAAACAAAGAAGTCCAAAATTTCCGTATCTTTGTCGAGATATAATCAAGACGGAAGTTCCAGTCAACTGATCAGATGAGTGAAAATAAAGTAGAACTAAAGGTCTCGGCTACCTCGTTCCCTGACATCAATGCAACAGCTGCAGTGAAGGACAGCAAGGAATATGGCCTTCAGGTAGCAAGGGCTATAGAGGGGGAATGGTTTAGGCGTGCAGGAAATAGCTGCCGTTATTATGACCAATATGCAGAGTTTCATAGGTTAAGACTTTATGCTCGTGGAGAGCAGCCTATTGGCAAGTATAAGAACCTTCTTGCTATTGACGGAGACTTGTCGTACTTGAACATCAACTGGGATATCGTAAAGATTGCTCCTAAGTTTGTTGACATCGTTGTAAATGGAATGGCAGATCGTATGTACAAGGTACGTGCTACTGCACAGGATGCGATGTCTGCAGAGAAGCGCAACCTTTTCCAAGACATGGTTGAAGCTGATATGGTAGCCAAGGACTTCCTTGAGATGACCAAAGAGCAGTTCGGTGTTGACGCTTACAATGTAGATCCAAAAGACTTACCAAGGACAGACGACGAGTTAGCTCTGTATATGGAGCTAAGGTACAAGCCGTCTATCGAGATAGCTGAGGAGATAGCTATAGACAACTTGCTTGAGATGAATGACTTTACAGTTGTTCAGCGTCAGTGCGACAAAGACCAAACAGAGATAGGCGTGTCTGCTGTCAAGCATGAGTTCCTTTTGAATGATGGCGTTAAGGTTGAGTATGTTGACCCTGCATCAATGGTGTGGAGTGAGACATCAAAGCCTGACTTCTCTGACTGTTTTTATTTCGGTGAGGTAAAGAACGTACACTATACAGAGCTTCGTAAGATAAATCCAAACCTTACTGACGATCAGCTTAATGAGATACAGCAGTATGGCTCTGCGTGGTATAGCAACTATACTATCGTCAAGCAGTACTACGACAGCGCATTCTTAAATGAGACTGTAACGCTTCTGTATTTTAACTATAAGACAGAGAGGAAGTTTGTATACAAGGAGAAGTCAACTAAGTCTGGCGGTAAAAAGGTTATTGCTAAGGATGATACTTTTGTTAATGCTGAGGGTGAAAACTTTAGGGCTGTTGAGGTTCCAAAAGAGGTATGGTACGAAGGTGTTATTGTCGCTGGTTCTAACTACATATTGAAGTGGAACTTGATGAAGAACATGGTGCGTCCTAAGTCTCCATCACAGAAAGCACTTCCTAATTATATTATGTACGCTCCACACATGTACATGGGTCGATTTGACTCATTGGTGAAGCGTATGATACCGTTCCTTGACAACATTCAGCTGACGCATATAAAGCTGCAGCAGATACAGTCTCGCATGGTTCCTGATGGTGTGTTTATTGACGCTGACGGACTAAATGATATTGATCTCGGTAAGGGTGCAGCTTACAATCCAGAGGAGGCATTGAAGCTTTACTTCCAGACTGGATCTGTTATAGGTAGATCATATACTCAAGATGGTGACTTTAACAACGCACGAGTGCCTATTCAAGAGTTGCAGTCTAGCAGTGGATTCAATAAGATACAAGCACTTATAACTTCATATAACCAGAACTTGAGCATGTTGCGAGACGTTACTGGTATCAACGAGGCTCGTGATGGCTCTATGCCACATCCTGACGCTCTTGTTGGAATACAGAAGCTTGCGGCACTCAATAGCAACACAGCTACTAGACATATACTTGACGGACGACTTTTGATGGTTAGACGACTTGCTCAAGCTCTGTCACTTCGTATTGGGGATGTACTTGAGTACTCTGACTTTAGAGAGCAGTTTGCTATGCAGATAGGCAAGTATAACCTTGCTATACTTGAGGACATTAAGGACTTATATTTGCACGACTTCGGTATATACGTTGACCTTATGCCGGACGAGAAGGAGAAAGAGATGCTTGAGGCAAATATTCAGATATCACTTCAGCGTGACCAAATAGACCTTGAGGACGCTATCGACATCCGTAACGTGAAGAACATAAAGCTTGCGAATGAGCTTCTAAAGATGAAGCGCAGACGTAGGACGGAGGATATTAGAGCTCGTGAAGATCAGCAGATGCAGATGCAGTCACAGATCAATATGCAGTCACAGCAGGCTGCTGCTGAGGCTAAGATGCAGTTATCTCAGATGGAGGCTCAAGCTAAGATATCTATCAAGGAGGCGGAGACTAACCTTGAGATACAGAAGATGCAGATGGAAGTCGAGATGAAGAAGCAGTTGATGGACCTTGAGTTCAGATACAACATGGAACTGAAGGGTATTGAGACTGACGGACTGATGAAGCGCGAGAAAGAAAAGGAGAAAGCTAAAGACAAGCGTGTAGACTTACAAGCTACTCGTCAGTCAGAGCTTATTGAACAACGACAGAAAGGTCTTCCTGCAAAGAGCTTTGAGAGTTCTGGCAACGATATAATCTCAGGTGACGCAGGAGCTTTTGATCTTGAATCATTTATGCCTAAGTAATATGAAAAAAGGACTGTACGCGAATATACACGCAAAGAGGGAAAGAATAAAGGCCGGATCTGGTGAGACTATGAGAAAGCCTGGAGAGAAAGGTGCTCCTACTGCAAAAGCATTTAAGAAGGCGGCTAAAACAGCAAAAAAGAAATAACTATGAAAAAAATGTCTAAAAAATATCAAGATGTTGGTGGAACAAAAGGTTCTGCTAGAGTAGCAAGACTACAAAAAAAGGAGGATAAACTTGTCTATAGAGGGAGCAAAGCTGTAGATGAAGGTAGAGATAGGAAGGCTGATAGAATTTTAGGTAGAGCTGCAAAAGTTGAGAACCGTAAAATCAATCTAATGGTTAAGAAGAAAAAATAATCGTAATTAAACCATTAAAACAGCAAAGAAGAAATGAGAAAGAATAAGGTAACAGTAAAGCCATTTGCGTCTGGTGTTGTTCAGAAGTCTGGATATGATTTGAGCTATGGAACTTCAGTATCAAAAGGACCTGTGTCTTTGAATGTAAGTCAGAGCACTGGAACTGGGTCTAGTCCTGACACTGAAGTCAGTGTTTCTATGTCTATTCCTATAACCAAGAGGATAAAGAATAAGAAAAAGAAGCTATAATGAAAGACTCACGGCTAGAGAGAGCTGGTGTATCTGGATATAATAAACCAAAGAAAACACCAAGTCATCCTACTAAGTCACATATAGTTGTGGCTAAGGAAGGAGATACCGTTAAGACTATCCGTTTCGGTCAGCAGGGTGTTAAGACAAATCAAACTGCTGGGCAGAGAGAAGCTTTTAAATCAAGGCACGCAAAGAATATTTCAAAGGGCAAACTGTCTGCAGCTTATTGGGCTGATAAGGTGAAGTGGAGTCCATCTAAGACTGCTCAACCTAAAAACAAAAAGTGGATAAAAGGTTCGTAAATAGACATATCAAACTTTTTGTTAATTTTGTAACAATTTAATTCAAATCTAATATGGAAATCAAAGGAATGAGGCTTGTAAACGACGAGCCGAAGTCTAAGGCAGAAATCGAAGAGCAGTTGCTTGAAGAACATGCTAAAGAGACGCAAGAAGAGATTAAAGAAGAACCAAAGGCAGAAACGCCAGAAGTTATAAATGAAGAGCCAGTTAAACTAGCTCTTAATGATGAAGACGTTCTTTCATATATTAAAGAAAAAAAGAACCTTGAGATAAACTCTCTCGATGAATTTGATGCTCTTATGCAGAAGCGTAATGAGCCTCAGATAGACATTGATGAAGAGGCTCTTGCATACAACAAGTACAAGAGGGAGACAGGTCGTTCTATCGAGGAGTTTATAAAGCTTCAGAAAGATTGGACGAAAGAAGATCCTGAAAGTACGTTGCGTGAGTTCTATCGTCAACAAGACCCAGACTTAACACAGCGAGAGCTTGAGTACAAGCTAAGGCAGTTTAAGTATGATGAGGACATTGATGACGAGGACGAGATTGCAGAGAAACGTCTCAAGATGAGAGAAGAGCTTAAGAAGGCTGTTGGTCATTTCGAGTCTCAAAAAGAACAGTACAAGATGCCTGTCGCGTCGGCAGACAACTTTGTTCCGGAGAGCGAGCGAGAGAACTATAAGTCTTACAAGCAATATAAGGAGTCGATTGGCGAAGTCGAACAAGAGAATCGTAAGAGGTCTCAATACTTTGCAGAGCAGACTGACAAATTGTTTTCAAGTGAGTTTGAAGGTTTCAAGTTCAAGCTTGGCGACAAGGACGTTAGTTGGAAGCCAGCAGAGGCTAATGCACTAAAGGATGCCCAGTCTGATGTCAGTAAATTCATCGGACAGTTCTTAGATGACAAGGGGTATCTTAAAGATGCAGAGGCATTCCATAAAGCTATTGCTGTGGCAATGAACGCAGAGAGGTTAGCATCTTTCGCATACGAGCAAGGAAAGGCTGATGGTATCGGTCAGCTCGAGAAAGAGTCTAAGAACATCGACATGGTTCGTGAGACACCAAAGGTAGCTAAGGACGGAGGCATTAAGATGAGGATCGTAAACGACGGACAGCCAGACTTCAAGATAAGAAAGTAAATAACAAAACAAAAACAAAAACAAAATGGCTGGATCTATTACATCGGGTAGCGTATCGCTAACCCCAAGTGCAGTTAAGGCGACGTTGTCGTCTAACTACATCTCAACTTTCGACTTGCTCGATCAGTATTTACCTGATCTTGATGAGAAAGAATTTGCTCGCTACGGAGAGCGTACTAT